CTGATGACCTAAGCCATTGATTGCAGCCATGACTGCGTCACTTGATGTGTTGAGGGCTGTAGCCAAGCTCTGAACGTCGAAACCATTGCGCTGAACAGCCTGCATGATAACGGCTGTATTGGCATCATTGTTAAGCATTGGCACAACACCGCCCTGTCCGTTAGAACCCATGCAGCGATTACCTCCGAAGAACCCCATACCATTATTGCCCATAAGGATGAACAACAAAAGGATAGCAAAGATGTCTTCACCCCAACCATTTCCGTTTCCACGGTTGTTCAAGAGTGCAATAAGACCTGGGTCAACACCCTGTCTCTGCATGAGTGCAGGAAGCATAGCCAAGATTCCATTAGAGCCTGTGCCGCTTGTGCCGCTCTCTGGATTGAACACGTAAGTTTTACTTTCCATATCCCGAATTTTTAATTTAACCTTAATATTTAACTAACACTATTTGTAACGTTACGTGTGCAAAGTTAGAAAATTGTTTTGAAATAAGCTATAAGGCTATCATAGTTTCCTTTAGTGACTCTAAATCAGTGGTTTATGGTGATAGTAGGTAGACTCATTTTTTATCCTCTTAGAACGGAAGAATTTACTTTGCAAACAAAAAGGGCGACCGCTCATCACGAGTAGTCGCCCTAGTTATCCAAAAATAAATCTTAAAACCTTAATTAAACAACTTTTCTAAGAACATTTCTTTTTCTTCCTTGATATATATAATAAGTACATAACTATGAGTATAAAGCAGAACCAAAACATCTGCCCCGTTTTTAAGAATATCTTCTGCATACTTGACAGAGATTTCTCTTTTATAGAAGGAGCGTTAATCTTATAGAACTGAGAAGTACCAATCTTTGATAATGAGTCACATCTTTCTCTGTAATATATAAAGCTATCTTTGTATGCTTTATATGTACTGATGGTATCGAGTAGCATTCTTCGTTCCTTTTCAAATAAATAGTGACTCTCGTAATGAAAACGATCTTCACCAATCTTATTCCCTTGCGCATCATATCGGGTTGCTGTGCTATCTTTTACATAGCTGCTATCTTTTGTAGCCTTTTCTGTTTCTCGCTTTTGGATATGTTGCCATTGCTCGAAGGCATAAGACAATCGGGTAGTGAAGAGGGAATCGAACTTCTTTTCACTCTGCTTGTCTGTGATGAAGGTTTGTGCAGTTACTGCTCTAGGAGTACTGCACCCTAAGACAGAAACAAGCGCAAGACCTACCACTAGGGTAATGGTTGCCCATTTCCAAAATCTTATATCATACCATTTCATCATTTATTCAATTTTAGATTACGATACGTAATGTAGCTAAGTCTGCGAAGCCACCCTTTAAGAAAACCTTTCTGGTCACCGACTGCAATTCTCTTTAGATAAGCTTTTCTATCTTTCTTGAAGGCTTCGAATAGTCTTTCTCCATTGGATTTATTAATGGCATACAGCGTCTTATTACCGATAATACCATCTGCTGTGATACCTAATACAAGTTGCAGATGTTTTACCGCTTTGCTGACTCCGCTATTATAAGCGAAGTCTACCAGCATGTTGGCTACGCTCTGATCCTGTATTCTATCTGCTTTGCAAGCGTTCCAATAGTTCTGCTTAAAAACACGATGAAAGTCTTCCTCAGTAAGGCGTTTTACATCTTCCTCGTTAAGGACACCATCACCATTCTTGTCATACCCGACTCTCCTCCAGGTCGCAAGGGTGATGCCGTATTTTGTTGGACCGCCCTTATCTTTCTTGTTATTTGTGTATTTGTCCGTTTCCCAACTGAGGATAAACGGAACGAGTTTACTAGAATCAGCCATGTTTACTTCTCCTCCTCGCTATAATCATTTCCTTGAATAATGCAGCCAAATACAAGAATGCTTCCTATAATAGCTGCCACCATAATAATCGCTAACATCATATCTTTTCCTCCTTTTCTGTGTAATTTAGATAGTCTGACAAATATGGAATCTTCTCGATAAATTTGAAGCGCATGAGATAATAGAGGAAACTCACTACATACCAAGGAGGGGTACCTTTCTTGAATATCTGTTTCAAGTTCTTCAGAATATTGCATCCGTAGAACCACAATACTAGATACGAGATAAAAGAAACACATTGAACGGAACCTTCCATTTGTCCTTTGAATCGTCCGATTGCATATACTGCTGCACAAAGGACGAAGAACACAGTAGCGTGACCGATGCACACAACTGCCTTCTTAAACTCGAAGTTCTCTCCTTTTGCAATCATGCCACTAAGATAACCGAAAATAAAGTTGAGGGTGAAGACGATCATAAGCGAAGACAACTCGCCTTCAATCGGTTTAAGATAGGCGAGGAGTGCAAGAACTA